GTCTTCACCACAATCGACTTCAACTGGCGCAGTTTGTATTGAAAACCACACCGGTCGCACATCGCAATCGCGTTTTTGCCACTGGCAAACCTGTTTGGCATTAGTAGCCACCCAAGAAACTCTCACGTGGAACAAACCGCACCGCCGCCTTTTCCCGGTCCTCGCCAGCCGCCAAATCCCAAGCTTCGTTGTATTCAGCCTTCAGCAGCGCCGTGCGTTCTGCCGCACCGGGGATCTTCATCGACAGCATATAGGCCAGCCCCGCCACCATGCAGGGCAGGAAGCGGAACGGGATATCCTGTCCGTTCACACCCGTACCGGGGTCAAACATCCGGCGCAGACGGGTGTAGTACAGAATCCAAGTCGTACTGTTATCGGGCTTCGGCCACACCGTAAATTGCGGGTAGACAATCACATTATCCGCACCCGTGGCACCCGTACGACGATTGATCCAGATCTGGATCGGGCGACCCGTCGCGTTCTTGTTCGGGATGGAGACGTAGGTACTGGACGAAATGCGCGAAATGTTGATGTCCTGCTGGTTCGTGCCAGATCCAGTTCGGATCACGTGGTCCAGCAAATCTACCGTATCTACCGGCAGATCATACGTACCGACGTTGTAGGTCAGCGTCTTGGTGCCTTCCTCTAGCGTCCAGAGGTTGATACCTCGGTTAGCCCAGTCCATCAGAAGCAGGGCAAGACTACGCTTCGACGTACGGAAGTCGTAACCCGTACGCAGCTCAGCGCCACAACGCTCGTAAGCTTCCTCAATGATGGTATTGAGGTCGAGGTTGAAGTCTGTAGTAGCTGTAGTCTTGTCTACCATTACTTGCCTCGTTCTTCGATCAACTTGACCCGCACTTGCAGGTCGTGGATGTCTTCCATGATGTCGTCTTTAAGTTCCTGACGACGCGACGCGCTTAGCGGGCTATCAGTTGGCACCCCGTCCTCGGTAATCAAGATGGGGATTTTAGACTCAATGGCAATCAGACGATTGTTGAATGATGCGATTTCCGCTAGCAGCCAGCCAACGGCGGCCAACAAGACCGGGAAAAGCATATCTATAATCTTCTGCATGTTCACTTAGATGCCCTCACCACATCATCGCCTTTAGTGACGGTGACATGATCGCCCTCAACGTCCACTCGCATCGGCATTTCTTTCCGATCCAGCCGGTCAAGCTTGGTGATGAGTTCGTTGATGACCTTAAATTCTGGCTTCTCTTCCTTCTCGACCGTACCTGCAATCCCATTCAGCATCGAGATCAAGGCGGTCAACGACGCACCGAGCAAGCCCATCACCGCTGCGATTTTATCGCCGTCCAAGAAGAGACTCGACACAACGCCGATCACGACGATTGCTGTGATGTACTTCAAACCGTCCTTGCCAATAGCTTTGCCAGCAATAGTCTTTGCCGACGCCTTGGCCTCAAGCCGATTCAACTCGGCCTGCATCTGGACTTTGAAAAACTCGATGTCGTTTGGTTCGGTCATTTATTTCCCTTTTTGGCGGTAGGCCCGCGTTTTTTGAGAAATACCTTTGGGCTGCGCGACGAACTGCTTGCCTTGGGCTTTGCCTTTTCGCTTGGCAGCGGTGGTTCGGGCGTATTCAGCAGGGCTGAGAGCTTTAATCGCAGCTTCTGGTAGATACCTTTCACCCGTATCAGAAGATCGTTTACCACTCTTCGTCCTCCACTTCTGGGCAGTCCATGCCTTTAACGACTGCTGCGGAGCCTTCATGACTTGTACCCGCCGCCTTTTTCCTTGTACCGCTTAGCCAGTAACTGCGCTTTTCTCGCGCTCCACTGCCCTGCTGCAGTACCCTGAACCGCACTATTTTTAATACTGTTGAACAAAGCTTTACGCATTCCGGGCTTGGTGTAATTACCGGCTTCATTGACTTTGCTCTCGCCGCCTTCCTTGAAAGTACGGATAGGCTTACCCGTCCCGATCACAGGCTTGCTATCCCCACGGCGCTTGGCCCTAGGGACTTTGTTTTTAGCAATCGCGCCCATGCCTCGGGAGGGGAGCATTAGACGTACTTCCCTCGGGTCTTGCCACGAAGAGCGATACCGTCAGCGCGACGTGAAGCGGATGAGCGAACTGAGCCGCCCTTCTTGTATCCCCCCGCCATATCCGCCGCCAACTTATCGTCGAGCATCTTCTCGACCTTCTCCCGCATACGCTTGGGCGACTTTTCACGTGCCGCTGCTGCAGCTTCTCGTGCGCGGTAACGCTCAGAGAACGAAGGAATGCCCTTCTGGGCAGCACTGCGACCAGCCGACTCAGAAGCCTTGTCAGCAGCCTTACGGAACTGTCCCACCGTTCTACGGTACGGAGCACCTAAAGTAGCACCCAGCTTCGCCGCACCTGACGCCATGACAATGTTGTCAGCATAGTCACGAGCCTTACCAGCTCGCTCTTCAGCGGACATACCTGTCTGCTCCGCCTGACTGCGGTAGCCTGAAGCACGGTCGCTCGGCAGCTCACCGCTACGGGAAGCCCGAGAAATCGCTGCGCTGGCCCGCTTAGCCGTCACCTGCTCGCCAATCCGGCGATTGCTGGCTTCGGTCTCTTCTGCCGACGCACGGCGACCACCACGAGTAGAAGGCCCTCGCGAAGAAGGCATCGAGGTGTCGCTCATCACACGACGGCTCGTGGGCGACATGAACTCGTCCGGAGTTAACTGACGCGCAGGCGTTTCTGCCGACCGGCCGCGCAACTGCTCCAGCAACTTTAAATTGCCTTCCATCGTCTTAGGACGATTCTTGTAAGCCTCCGGATCAAGTCGGCGGATTTCCGCACCAACTTTGCCGTACCGCTCTTCGTCAGTCATTCTTTTTGAAGCCATGATTACACCATTTTGCCTCGGGTTTTACCGCGAACAGCGCAGCCATCAGCACGCTTGGAAGCGGACGAACGAGCCATACCGCCCTTACGCATACGGGGGCCGCTAACACGCTCCTCGCCAACTTCCTCGATGTACTCCGGATATTTGACCGGATCGGGGATTACTGGGGTGCGGATTTCATCGCGGAAGTGTTGCTCATGGGGTTTAGGCATCGGCTGCATGGAGCCTGAACCTTTACTCTTTCTACCCGGTACATTACCGCCACCGGCCATTTTCTTAATATGCCCGCCAGCAGCTCGTCCACCCGGCTTTTTAGGAGCGGGTTTCGGGACAGCAGGACCTTCAGCGCCATAACCAAACTGCCGCCACTCCGGAATCACCGAAGAATCGGGCAGCATGGAACGCGGGATTAGATCATCCGACGATCCGGTTTTCGGAGCCGGAGCTTTAGCCTTAGCCACAGTAGCCACCGCGCATCATCTTGACCATCTTGCCTTTGGTCTTGCCCTTGCTGGCAACGCCGTCAGCACCCTTGCGATAGACAGAGCCGCCGCCCGAATAAGCCATGCCGCCACCGGCCATCTTCTTGACCATCGCACGACCCATCGTGTCAGCGGAACGCTTCTTCATGGCGCGACCGGCCTTATCAGCCATCTCGCTCATCTCGTGCTTGATCATCGACTTCGGAGCGCCTTTCTTCTTCATGAAGGACACTTCCTTTTTCATCATTGCCTTGGACTCTTTCATTTGGATTTACCTTTGAATTTGCGGCCCTTGTCGGCCTTCATGAACTCTTTCCCGACTTTCGACGGGATGCCCAGACGCTTAGCCGCTTTGGGATCGTTAGCGACCAAGGCCATCAAACGATGTTGCTTACCGGATTTACTTGGCATTTTTAGCTATCAGTTGATCAATCTTCTGGTCCATTTTCTCCAGTCGATCAATCAACTGCCTCATGTCCTCTCGTACTTCCGCCCGTGTGATGTGGTCACGGGCCACCTCTTCACGAGTCCTATTTAGCAGAATGCCGAGCCTTTGTAGCTCGGCAAACTTTTCTTTAACCACAAAACCCAATACCGCCACGATCCCAGTCAGGACCATATTCCAGATGAGCATTTCCATGACTTAACACTTCCATGCCCGTAAGGATTTATTAATCCGACTATTGGGGTCGTTTGCCGTCTTGGCGCTAGTAAGCTTCTTTTTCATTCCAGACATTCTCGCGCAGAACGACTTCTTGCGAGGCCCGCCTTCAGGCTGTGGAGCCTTTAGACCCGGCTTGCCGGGATTGGCACGGTTATAGGAAGCACGGCCTTTGGCGTTTAAACCGCCGGATGGGGACTTCCCTTCTTTCCGCTGCCAAGCGGGGGTTTTAGCCATAAATCACCATCGTCGAAATCACGGCTGATGGGACGATGTAAATGTTGTTCTGAAAAAGCAAGCCCTCACCCGGCATCAGGATGTAATCCGGAGCAGTCGAACTTGCCTTGGTGTTAACAACAATTTTGGTAGCGCCGCTTGCGCCACCGTCGATAAACGTAACGGTACCGGCACCCGAATCAGGGACGATGTAGATCGCCTTTACACGGGCACGGCCAATAACGAGGCTATTCTGGTCCAGCATCTGACCTGCATCAGTGCGGACCTTGCTAGCAAGGACATCTGTTTGCATACCCATCTGAGTCTCCTGTAATGAGTGAAGGGGGCTAACGCCCCCCTACGAAATCTTACAGAGTCAGACTGGTGTACAGCGGGATGTACTTAGTGACGCCACCGATTTGGACCGGGATGTAACCAAGCTGGGTCGCACCGACCGTACCGGAGACTGCGCTGCCCGTAGTCAGAATCGTGCTGCCGATCACAAGAGTGTTGGACTGAAAGCCGTTCTGTGAAACAACCGGGCCGGAAAACGTAGTAGTAGCCATTTCAATTCCTCACATGCGAGTTGTGTTTACCAGTCTGCATGTCGTCAGTCGGGTCCTGTCTGGTAAACAAAATTTTTCCCGATAACGACTGTATAGCATCAAAAAAGAGGGGCTACAAGCATTGCTACTTGTAACCCCCCAATTACTAGCCCTCTAGGGAGAAAGCTATCAGGACGCGCCCGGCGAACCGAACATGCCCAGCGGGTCCGACCAGCCGAAGCTATAACGCTCGCGGCTCTTGTACCGGACGTTGCCGGTGTCGAAATCGCCGTCCATGCTGTTTTGCAGCGGGGTACGAACGAAGTGCTTCATGCCGTTCGGAACGTCGGTCGTCAAGAACCAAGCATTCGTGTCGGTCAAGAAGTGGTTCACGGTGTAACCGCCCGGAATCGAACCCATCGCCTTGAGAGCGTTGATGTCGTTGTCAGCGGTCGCAACACGAAGTTCCGTGTCGAGGAGACGCTTGGCAGTAAACATCAAAGCCGGGGGCACGATGAGCTTGTTGGGCTTCGCCGCGATCAAGAGACCACGCTCGTCGGTCCAACCAGCGATCTGAATGACAGCCGCCTCAAGCGAAGTTTCGTTGAGGTCAGAAGCCGTCAAACGGTTGCTGTTGACACCGCCCGAGACAAGCGGGTGATTGGCCGAGAACAACGGCTGTCCGTCACCGCCCGTGTAGGACGAGGAGAAGCCATTATTCAGGACCGAAGCCGCCTTGACTTGCTTCGTGTACGCCATCGCTCGGGCGAGCGCCTTGGTATATCGCTTGGACAGCGAATCGTACAGGTTGTCTTCAACCGCCTCTTCCGTGATGGAGAAGCCGAGAGCAATCGTCTCGTGGTTGTAGCGAGCAGTCCACGCTTCCTGTGCGTTGTCATACGCAATCGCGGCACCTTCGTTCTTCACGGGGGCGGCGCTGAAACCAGAAAGCTTGGTCTCCTCTTCAAAGGAACGCTCGGAGGTCTCGGTATCGTAGATCTCCTTGTGCTCCTCACCATAGGACTTGTACTCAAGACCGAACAGGGCGTTCAAACCCGGAAGGAGTTCCTTGAGTAATTGTGCACGTGAAATAGCCATGTTTCAGAACTCCTATTACAGGCCGACCGGGTTGTTGTAAGCGTGGCCACCCGTAATCACGCCAGAGTCAACGTACGGAGCGTTGAACTTGACGATAACTTCAGGGTAGTACACGGTGCCGCTTACATCGAACGCGGTGTCCGGAACAACATCAATGATACGCACCGGCAACG